TAAGGGAGTTACCTACTACACTTTGGAAGACTCCCTTAAAAATCTGTTTTTCGCTGCAATCACTAGCCTATTTACCTTATACTCCGCAGAAATATAGATAATATAGTCGCAGTAGGTATTATGGTACGGAGTATATCACATTTACGTTAAATTGTCAAGCAAAATTACGGAATTACTGTTTAAAATACGCAATAAACGTTAATACGAGAGCCGTAGCCCCAAGGCGAAGGCGATCTACTACTAAATAATGTTAAAAAACTATTTAATTATGTTAATACGTGTTTACATTGCTGCCGATTTATGATATTTTAGTAAAATATATAGGCTTTGCGTTGCAAACCCTAGTAAGATACTACGTTAGATCTCCGTATCTAACTAAGATTACGAATCTTACCATATTTTTATACGTTTGTCAAATCACAAATTGTTACAATGACTGTAATATTTCGTGATAATTCTTGATAACTACCTGTTTACATTGAATTTTTGCTAATTTTTCATAACCACGTATACGTATACCCCAGAGGGGGCTAGTGGCTACTGCCTCCCCCAAATGGCGCATAGTGCCGTGACAAATTGCAACCAGGAATCATTCGCATTTACTAGGTGGATGCAGCCGAACTAGGTATGGACTGGATCAAGCCCAGAAACTCCCAGAATATCAGCACTGTTTTAACTACACCCGCCTCTTATCGATCAGGATACATCCCCAGCCCCAGAAATTCCCGCTTAAATTAAGCGCAAATATTTATCAGGAAATGTTTGACTATCAGGGCGTGATATGCCTTACACTGAGACTATCAGCGGGGGCTTTTCCCCAATGAGAACAAAAAAGGAACAAAAGAAAATGACTAAGATCGTAATATCAAGAACTGATAAGGCTCACTTCAATACTCTTAAAACTGGCTTGGCCGATGCAATAGAGTTTAATAAGACTAACGCTAAGGATGCCGTGGCATTACTCAGGGAATATGTGAGGCCTATTCAAAAGGATGTTAATGACAATGATATTCCAGCTGGAGCTTTTGACGTGGAAACAAAAGCTTATGAGGCTCTTAAAAAGAGTTTCCAGAAAAAAGGCTTCAAGAAAATTCCATACTCAGTAATGCGGGATAAAGGCTTATCTGTAAGTGAGGACGATCCTCTTTATCGTGAGACAAAAGGCTACACGCGAGCCTTAGAACTAAACTCACAAGATATAGGTTGTCTCCATAAATTCCTTAGTTCCAAGCCTGATATGCGAATTGCTCCATATATCCACGCCTTAGCTAATCGGTACGATGTACATCTAAGCGCGGTTAAAAAGGCTGAGGCTGAGGCACAAGCTAAGGCTGAGGCTGAGAAGGTTGAGGCTGAAACCCCAGCTGAAACCCCAGCTGAAACCCCAGCTGAAACCCCAGCTGAAACCCCAGCTGAAACCCCAGCTGAAACCCCAGCTGAGAATACTCAGCCTGATAATTCCCCAAATGAGAATGAGGCTTTATCTGGGATCGATGCTACCGAACTACAAAAGGCTAGTGAAAGCCCAGCGACAAAAGCCTTTAAAATGGGAGCAGTTGAAAAAGCCCAGCAAATTTTTGCGGGGCTGAGTGACAATTACGACGTTAGTGAACTACAGACCATCATCTCAGAATTACAGAAAATGGCGGAACCAATCTTTAAGGCTGAGGCTGAGGCTATCGAAACTGAGCGCAAGGTTAAGGCTGAGGCCGATGCTAAGGCTAAGAAGGCTAAGGATAAGAAATCCCAGCCCAGAAAATACACTGTAAAGTCTGAGACGCCTGAGCAAATAGCTGAGGCTGATTTAAAAAATCGCGGAATAGCAGTTTAAAAATTCCCGCTTAAATTAAGCACAAACTGGGTCGGCCTTAATTGGTCGGCCTTTTTTTTGCCCAAAACCTGGATGCGAATGATTCTTAATTGCAGCTTGGCTCCCCAATCCCAGATGCGAATGACTCTCATTTGCAGCCGTGACAGGATGGAATGGCATGACAGGAACGTGACAGGAGTTGCGAATGATTCTTAATTGCATTTTGCCAGGAAAAACATGACAGGATAGAATGGCTCGTAGGATGGAATTATTCGTGGCATGGAATGCCTCATCTTAATTTTCCGCTTAATTTAAGCGCAAATCGTAAGCACCAACTTTCCCAGCAAACCATTGACATTTACCCTCAAAATGTGGTATATTATATGGGTGATGAGAGGAGTAAAACGATATGTCACATGATAGTAAAAATCGTATATCCCATAGCAATATCAACCTTGTAAAGGTTTACAGATTGCCTGAGATATCCAACCCTACTATTCAATCTGGAATGCCTGAGACAATGAATGAGGCTAACAAGCCTGACAATGTTGTAGGTATGAAAGATGTTGCGTGGGAGGATTACCAAAAGAGAAAGCGTGAACAAGATTTTCTTGATTGGTACTACAAAACTTATGGGAAGTCCTCATAAGATTTCCGCTTAATTTAAGCACAAACTATAGAAAGGAAGTATGATGTTACTTGATGTATTACTTGCTGTAATATTCAGCTATGAGTTCTGTATCATTATGATATGTTTTGCTTGCATATTAATGTATACGCTTGAGTTTGTTATATTTGGAAACCGAAAGGATAAAAACAATGCCCAGAACTAATTTTGGAAAGACCCGATCCCATGATAAGCCTTATGCTATCTACTCAGATGGTAGAGGATGGGAATGGAGAGTACTCAAAACCTACAAGCATTCATCTGCTGAAAAGAATGATGGATATGCTAGATGGTATGTATCCGCTACATCACCTATGATGCATGGTGGATCGTATGAGTATGGAGATACCTATTGTCGAGAGATAAAGGACAATGGATTAGTAAAGTTAGTATTAGCTGATGACACATGGTTAGAGGAGTATGGAACATGAAGATTACAGAAATAAATAGAGAAGTTTGTAAGCAACTTAGAGTTGATATGAACGAAGCGATCCGATCTAAACTAGAAGAGTATGGGTTGGAAGGAGAGTTCTTGAATGGATCTTTCGATGATGAGTTGGTGACATTCAAAGTTGATATCAAGATTGCAGGTGCAATGGATAAACGTGATAAACAACTCTCAAGTAGTTTGAGTTGGTATGTCAAATACCTGGCTGAAGATCTTGAGGTTGATGAGGAAGAGATACTCAATATGGAGTATAGTGAGTTTAGTGCTAATACTAACTGGAGGAGATCAACTTACTATAAATTAGTTGGGTATAACTCAAAGGCTAAAAGATATCCATTGATTATGGAGAACACTAAAGATGGGAAGAGGTATAAATTTCCTGAGTCTTTCGTTAGGAATGCAAGGTTTTCATCTCCACATAAAGCAATAGGAGAGTAGCATGAGTTTAGTATCTGTTAAGAAAGCATCCCAGATCGTCAACAAGAATGAGGATGCTATCAAACTGTTGGTGAGTGAAGGTAAGGTTAAAGCCAAGGAGATCAATGGTGTACTGAAGATTGATCATGAATCTTTGATAGATCATTACTGGTATAGGATATCAAAGGTAGCCCATGATGTACTGAGAGATTACCATCATGTCTGAGTTGTCTGATGGTATCACTGAGTTGATATGGAAAGCTGCTCACAACAATAAGAAGTATGGATTGGAAGAAGCAAAAGTATTATCAGTGACTTTGAAAGTTCCAGTGCAGACTATTATGAAGATTGTAAGCCATGCCCAGCGTACACCAAAGGGTGTGGATTGGAATATAGTAAAGAGTAGGAGATCAAACTAATGGAATATATTATTGTTTGGTTTTGTTTAAGTTTTCTTTTAACCATCTTTTAGATTGGAAAATACCATGACTACATTGATACACGTTAACCAAGGTAATATCAGGAGTAATAAGCATAGAGAGGAAGGCAACAAACTTCCTGTACTCCGCGCACAATGGGATAGCAATACCAGAGCATTGTATGGAGACTCTATACACATATTGGATGAGGATGGTGAGGTTGTAGCATCAGTTGTCTACAGTCCAGACAAGCCATTGTCATGTGGTGCAAAGGTGTGGATTGAAACTGAATTGGAGGTAGCTGTATCATGAGTTTAGATAGAATGATGTTGATGCGTAGGTTGAAGCCAGAAGATAGATGGCGTATGGAATGTATGTATGATGGCCCAATACCTATCGAAGTGATTAAGAACAAGATTGCATCATATGATAAACCTGCATATGATGAGCCAGAGTATATCGAAGAAGTTGAAGAACATTTTAGAATGTTAAACTTAGGTGAATCAGATATTGATAATGCGTATGGCTACAAGGGAGCTACTGAAGATCCCAGAAATGTAGTTGATGGTGAAGACTTAGAGATATGGGAAAGGTGGAACAAATGACCGATCAAGAAATTTGTGAGTTGTTCGATACCAATATAAATATGACGCTGAAAGAACTTTCAGTTGCAACGGGTAAATCACTCAGAGAATTGAAAGATATTTTATTAAAACCCAATCCTTATCATCATCTAGGAGAGTAATGATGAACATCAATGAAGCCAAAGAGATAGTCGGTTCTTTCTCTAACACCAGTAAGATGCCAGGTTTTTCAATCGGTATCAGTGCTGAGTTGTGTGGTGTTGGCAGTAAGCTGAGAAAGATTGAAGGCTCAGTGTGTGCTGACTGCTATGCACTCAAAGGTATGTATAGGATGCAGAATGTGAAGAAGGCTCATGCTAAACGTGAGGCAGGTATCACCAATCCAAAATGGGTAGAGGCATTCGTGGTCATGCTCAATCATCATACCAGTTTTGCAGTACCATACTTCAGATGGCATGATGCAGGAGATATCAGGAGTGTCGAGCATTTTGCCAAGATCTGTGAGATAGCAGTTATGAGTCCACATATTAGGCACTGGATTCCTACAAGGGAAAACAAGATCATCAATGAATATGTCAGGCTTGGTGGTCTTATCCCAGATAATTTATGTGTGAGATTGTCTTCTCCAATGGTGGATCAACAGCCAGTGTCTACGAATGATTACAATACTTCCACTGTGCATAGTGATATTGGTAGGTCATCTGCTATTGCTAACTGGAAGGGTAAAGAGTGCCAAGCTTATCGTACCAGTAAGGATGGTAAGATCATGGCTAGGGAAGTATACAGATCCTTGACAAAGGAGGATAAGAAAGAGTATGATTTTGGATATTGCGGTGACTGCCGTGATTGTTGGAGTAAAGAGATTGATAACGTAAGTTACTTTAAACACTAGGAGGTTATAATGGTAAAATTAGTAGAGTTAGAAAGAAGAGAAGGATATATCAAATATGGCCCACCAACTGAAGGTGAGGAAGTAGTGCCTTCTTTTGATCGTCTTGTAGATAAATGGAGAGGCTTATTAGTTGAGTCTCCTGCCAATAAAGATAAGAAGGAGACATAAAAATGGTAACACTAATTGAAGAGTTTGCTAGAAGTTATGGGTATACCCCATCAACTAAAGGCAAGGTAGTATTGAGTTGTTTCGATGGTATCTCATGTGGTCAGGTAGCGTTGAATAGATTGGGTATCAAGGTAGACAAGTACATGGCGAGTGAGGTGGATAAGTATGCTATCCAGATTACTCAGGCTAACTTCCCCAATACCATACAGCTAGGTGACATACGTCATGTTACTGTCAAAGAGCCTATTGATGTATTGATTGGAGGTCCACCTTGTCAGGACGTTTCATTTGCTGGCCCACAAGAAGGTTTAATCAAGGGGAAAAGATCTAACCTGTTCTTTGAATTTGTCAGGGTGTTTCGTGAAGCATTAGCTCTAAACCCAGATCTGAAATTCTTGGTTGAGAATACTAGGATGAAGCAGGAGTACATCGATATCATTTCAGAGATACTTGGTGTAGAGCCAGTGCTTATCAACTCTAATGTATTCTCTGCTCAGAACAGGGCGAGATTGTATTGGACTAACTTTAACATCCCTGAGTTGCCAGAGGATAAAGGTATCGTCATGGCAGATATTCTTGAGGATGGGTTTACTGATAGAGATAAATCCTTCTGTATCGATGCATCCTATTATAAAGGTGGGAACCTCCGAAGTTACTTTGAGAAACACAGAAGACAACTGGTATTCTCTGATGATGGTTTATGTCATATCGGTGATGCAGATATCAACGGACATGATCTATTGAAACGTGTGTATCATCGGTCAGGGAAAGCTCCAACCGTCAATACTATGAATGGAGGTAACAGGGAACCAAAAGTGTATGTAGAGGGTATGAAGTATCGGAAGCTAACTCCTTTGGAGACAGAGCGTTTACAGACGCTACCAGATAATTATACGGCCCATGTATCTAACACCCAGAGATACAAGGGAATTGGTAATGGGTGGACAGTTGACGTAATATGTTATATAATGAGTGAACTTAAACAGAAAGAGGTTTAAATGGATAAGAAAGAAATAGTAAAGATACTGATTGCTGATATGGAAGCATTGAGGCATGAAGAAACTCGATGGGAACTTAATGATGAGAACATCGACAATCACATTTATTTTATAAAGGAGTTAGCAAATGGCTAATACAACAACAGTAATACAGAGAACTAATAGATTCACTGGCGAGAAAGATGTAGTGGAGATTGAGAACAAAGCTGCATCTGCTGGTGGTGATGTAAATGGTAGAGTATACAAGCAGTACTTGAGGAAGACTATCAAGTATCGTTACAAGTTATTAGGTATACGTGGAACAACAGGTGGAAGGTTTGTAGCATGAGAATGGGATCAGCAGAACACTTTGAGAAGATCTACAAAAGAGTAGGCTTAGTGACACTAGGTGACGACAAGAAGATTGCATACCAGGAAGAAGAGATCTTAGCATTGATGCAAGAAAAGAAAGTTCTTGCTAACATCATAGACAAGCAAGAGATAATTATTGAACGATTAAAAGAAAGATTAAATAAATGAGTATAGATCACATAGGCACTAGCACTTTACTTAAACATCCTGTATACTCTCCAAGTGGAGATCTGAGAGTACATGAGAGTAAGCTTAGTCATGCACATAAAGCGCAATCAAATGTACCAGTTCCTCCCGTAGAAGAAGCAGACTTCCTGCAGCCGACTAAAGATAATTCAAAATCAATCGGTAAACTAATAGATATAAAGGTATGAAAAATGACTAAATTTAAAAGAACTCATGTGACGATTAAAGAAGATCAGATAATGAGGATAATAAAATTTTTAAATAGATCTGATGACATGGTGAATTACATCAGGGAAACACATGATGTTAGGTTATCTGATGTAAGACGTTTAGAAGATGGTATGATTGAACTGGCAGATATGTTTGGTTTGCAACCATCTGCTATCAATGGTAATTATATACGAAAGTGTGAAGTTTTAGATGTAACAGGAGAGAACAATGAGTGATTTAACAAGCTACCAAACGTGGACACGTTCAACTGCAATTTATGACAACCCAATTATCTATCCATCACTTGAGTTAGCAGGTGAGGTTGGGGAAGTATGTAATCAAGTCAAGAAGATCTATAGAGATGATAAAGGTATTGTCTCTCCAACTAGGAAGACTGATCTAGAAAGAGAATTAGGAGATGTTCTTTGGGCGTTGGCTAGGTTGATTGATGATCTAGGTTTAGACTTCAACAAAGTAAAAGAGTACAATGTTATGAAGCTTGAAGATAGAAAAGCTAGGAATGTAATTGGTGGGAGTGGTGATAATAGGTGAGTTACAATGAGATATGGTGGATATGTTTAGTAGTATACTTTAGTTGCTTATATCTCATAGGAAAATATGGAGGGAGTGATTAGATTAATAAACTTTATGAACATGAATTAATAAAAGGAGATAAGTTATCAGGTGCAATCGAAGAGTGGTTGGATATTAAAGATGCGTGGGAAGAAGACATTGATCAAGAAATCCAACCCTATCGCAAGAGATCTGAGAACGTCAAAATATCAGACCAGGATAATTAAGAATAAAAAGAAAGAGGTTAAGAATGATTCAGGATTTAATAAACGATCTGTTCCTGACGGATGGTGAAACCAAACGTATAAACTGCCCAAGTTGCGGAGGTTATAAGACGTTCACCATAACATCTAAGGATGGATTAGTGGTCTGGAATTGCTATAAAGCATCTTGTAATGCCAAGGGTGCAACACCTGTATCTATGTCTAGAGATGCACTGATAACTCGTATTACTAAACCAAAAGACTTATCAAAGAGAAGAGTAGTGCCGTTAGTAGTGCCTTCACACTTCTCTTCTTACTTCCCAGAAAGGATGGTCAGATATATGGATAAGAACAATGTAACTAGGGCATGGAGAGAAGGGAGAGTAGAACTATTCCATGATGTAATACAAAATCGTGCTGTATTTACAATAGCATCAGCAGGTAAGGCAGTTGATGCAGTAGGTAGAGCGTTAGGTAAAGGTATGAAGTGGTACAAGTATGAGAATACAGGTGAGCCTTTCATTGCAGGGTATGGTGAAACTTTATACATTGTAGAAGATGCTGCATCAGCTTGTGCAATATCTCACTATGGTACTGCTATGGCTTTACTTGGTACTGATCTATCTGATAGAGCTATGAATATAGCTAAAGGGTATTCTAACTGTGTCATCTGTTTAGACAAAGATGCAAGTAAGAAAGCTTTGTCATTGACTAAACGATTGAAGCAGTTTACAGATACAACCATGAGAATACTTAAATACGATCCAAAGGAATATCCAGAAGGAGTACTCGCATGATGCCAAATATAGTGCCGTTCAATGAATCACCAAAACCAGAGGATAGCGTAGCTAATATGTTATTAGAACTATTCTTTAACTTTAAGTTTTGGCGTGATCATAACCATATGATATCTGAAGATTACTTTGAGAAAGAAAGTAAAAAGATCTTTGATGTTGTGAATATGTCTCATACTAAATATGAAAGAGATCTTACTGTAGCTGAAGTAGAAGCTCTTATCTTTGCAGAGAATCCTATGCTTACTGGATCTCAGAGGGCAGCTATACTTGATATTACAAGGCGTATGAAAGGTGACATACAGGTTGATGTAGGTAGTGATATACTACAGGCTGCATTCAGAGAACAGTTAGGAGATACTATAGCTAACTTAGGTTTGCAGTTGATGGAAGGTAAGATAAAAGATCTTAGCCCTATCCAAGAACTACTAGAGAAGTATGAAGATGGTATAGAAGTTGGTGATGATCTTGGATTTATCTCTAATGAATGGGATGATATGTTCAAGTCTAACAAAGAGAACTACCCTTGGACTTGGAACTTATCTCAACTGCATATGTTATGTCCAGGTATAGGACCAGGAACTTTGACAACTGTATTTGCATTGGTTGAAACAGGTAAGTCTGCATTTGCTGTAAGCACTGCATTCTCTCCTAGAGGTTTTGCTGATCAGGGTGCGAAGGTATTGATGGTATGCAACGAAGAGATAGCTGAGAGAACTATGGATAGAGCAGGTTCCGCTTACTCTGCACTAGAGACAGATGATGTAGTCAATGACAGACTCAAGGGTAGAGTATCTTGGGATGGTATCAAGGATAATATCTTTATGGTTAATGGTGATCAGTGTGAGACTATGGAGAGACTAAACTATATCATTACTAAAGGCGGTCCATTTGATATTGTGATTATCGATCAGCTAGATAAGATGCAAGTGCGTGGTACGTTTACCAGAGATGATCTAAGACTAAGCCAAGTGTATATCAAAGCAAGAACACTTGCTAAGAAACATAACCTAGCAGTCATTGCTATCTCTCAGGCAGGTGCTGAAGCTGATGGCAGGACATCATTACGATTTACACAGATGGCTAACTCTAAGATAGGTAAGGCGGCAGAAGCTGATGTAATTATTGGTATTGGAAAGGAGAATACAGAGACACAAGATGACAACTTCTTGAGGTACTTACACGTATCAAAGAACAAGTTAGGAGGTTCACATGGTCGAGCTACAGTTCGCATCGAACCAAAAATATCACGTTATGTTGATTAATTGTGTTGACAAGATTAAAAATCCATGCTAATAGGATTGGTTATCCGCTGGAAAGAACTATTACATACATATATAAATAATATTTAAATAATATATATAAGGATATATAATATGCCAAAGAGAAAAAAATCTGGAGGTAATTACACATCAAAAGGAGAAAGAAGAAACGTAAATAAATCTATTTTAAAAGCTGTAAGGCGTGATCGTACAGTAATGGATCGTATGTTGGATAAACAAGCAGCAGGATTAAAACGATGACTGATTATGCAGTTGTATTAGATCTTGAAATAGATTTAGGTGGTGATCGTAAAGATCCTTCACCATACAACAAGGATAATACTTTCGTAGCACTAGGCTACACATTAAGATCTCCACATGGGTATCTACTTGGTAGTGAACTCGTAACTAAATACTTTGACAATGAAGTTGTGATCTTAAACATTGAGGATAATAACTTTACAGAGTTCAATACCTTTAAAAGAATATTGAGTAATGCAAAGTATGTCGTAGCACATAATGCTAAGTTTGATGTTGCGTGGTTACGTGAGATTGGTATCACTTGTGATGTAAAGATTATTGATACCATGATTAATGAGTATGTATTGAGTAAAGGTGTTCGTAATAAACTAAGTCTTGAGGCATTATCCCATAAGTATGATTCTGTAAGGAAGCAGGACGTACTTAAAAATATGCTTAGTAAGGGATTAAACTATAGTGATCTTCCTAAAAATCTACAGATCTCTTACCTACGTGATGATATATTAGCTACTGCTGATATCTTTCAGAAGCAAGAAAGGTTGTTTAGAGAAAAGGAAAACTATTCCCTGCTACCTATAAGAGATCTTATGTGTGAGTTCTGCTCTGTACTGACAGACATAGAGCGATCAGGTATGGCTATTGATATGAACGTACTTGATCAGGTGGATGTAGACTATCAGAAGGAGCAGGAAGAACTTACTCGATATCTTCAAACAGAAACCAGGAAGCTTATGGGAGATAAAGATGTTAATCTATCCTCTCCTGAACAGCTATCTAGTGTAGTATATTCTTGCAATCTCAAAGACAAGAAGCTCTGGAAAGAGGTTATGGATATAGGCGTTGATGATAAGGGGAAGCCTAAGAGAAGACCTTACATGACGCAAGAAGGTTTCATGTCTGCTGCCAAAGAATGTTTTAAGAAAGCCTACAAGACTAGAGTTATAAAGTGTGGTAGCTGTTATGGTAAAGGTACTTACTACAAGAAAAAGAAAGATGGCAGTAACTTTAAGAAACCTAGTAAGTGTGAATACTGTGAAGGACTAGGCGTACTATATTTAGAAGTAGATGAAGTAGCTGGCCTTGGTATCAAACCTAGATCAGAACTAGCATCTGCTGGTGGGTTTAAGACTGATAAGATAACACTCACAGAACATCTTAGAACTACCACAGACCCTGATGTAAAGAAGTTTCTTGAATCACTAATTAGATTATCAGCAATAGATACATATCGTGCATCCTTCATTGAAGGGATTAAGAAAGGGATAAAAAGTGACGGCTTACTTCATGCTAATTTTAATCAATGTATTACTTCTACTGGTCGTTTAAGTAGTTCTAATCCCAATCTACAGAATATGCCTAAAGGTAGATTGTTTCCAGTACGCAAGGCATTTGTAAGTAGATTTAAAGGAGGTACACTTGTCGAAATTGATTACTCTCAACTTGAGTTTAGAGTTGCAGGAATACTCGCAACTGATGAAACAGTTAAACGAGAAGTCGAATCTGGCTTTGACGTTCACGCCTACACTGCCAAAGTCCTTACCGACAATGGAGAAGTTACTGACAGAGGAGCAGCAAAAGCTTCCACCTTCCGTCCATTGTACGGTGGAACTCAAGGAACTCCTGCTCAACAAATTTACTTCAAAGAGTTCTTTGGGAAGTATCAAGGGATCTTTAAGTGGCATGACAAACTCCAGAACGAAGCCATAGCAACCAAATTAGTTACCACTGCTACAGGTAGACAGTTTAGTTTCCCTGACTGTGAAAGAAATAGGTCAGGCAATGCTAACTTCAAAACACAGATAGTAAACTACCCTGTTCAGTCTGTAGCTACAGCAGAGATTGTACCATTAGGTGTGATATTATTGTTCAACAAACTGAAAGAGAAAGGATTACAAAGTGTAGTAATAAATACAGTACATGATAGCGTCTTGATTGATACCCATCCAGATGAGATAGATATAGTTAAGGAGATAGGACCACAATGTTTGTTAGATGCACAAGAGGAAGCAAAGAAGAGATTCGGCCTACCTGATTACATACCTCTTGAGGTTGAAATGTCTCATGGAAAAAATTGGATGGATCAGAGAGACTATAATGGCTAATAAAGATATTAGACTTAGAAGACTAGCAAATAGAAAATTTTTTAAAAATATTAGATCAATGAATCCTGCACTAATAAAACATTCTTCATGGTTAGATGAGAGTGTTACAAAATATTTTTTATCTCATAAATTAGGAATGTTAAGAAAAAGACTCAGATCAAAAAATCTGTGTATTAAAACACACTGTACTTTAACTCGACAAGAATTATTAAAAGCCATACCAAAAGATTTATGTTGTCCAGTTTTTCATAAACCTTTTGTTTTTAAAGAAAGGAGTAAGTGGAATATGTCAATAGACAGAATAAATAATTCAAAAGGTTATCATAAAGATAATATAGTTGTTGTATCAGATCTTGTTAATACTATAAAATCATCTGCAACTATAAATGAAATGTACATGGTAGCAAATTTTTATTATGAATTGGAGAAAAATAACCTTGACAAGTAGACCACTTTATGTTATAAGCATTTTTCATTTAATGATTGGAGTTTTACATGAATGGATTAATTAAGATTGACGAGAATACTACTGACTTTTCCATGTTATACACTACACCAATGGATAGTGGACCTAACTTAGCAAGGGCCAGGATTAACAAAGACAATACAGCAGAACACAATGGAGAGATGGTAGAAGGTATTCCTGCACCATCAATAGCATTGAATCATCCTGATTATGGTGATGTTTTTGCTAAAGATACATACTTTAGGATCTTTGCAGAGACTATGCAGACTTCTGTATATGATCCAGACTCTCAGAAGTTCTCCAACATATCTCAACACTTTATGAGCTTTAAAAATAAAGCGTTAGATTGGTTTGGTGGAGATAAGTGTGGCTGGGTAAGTAATGCTGAAAGAGAGAAGCTACGTGCTTCCGATCCTATTGCCTATGCTACTGCATCTAAAGCTAAGTTAAGTAGAAACCTGTTTGGTTTGATACGTATGGATAAGCCTGTTGCTGCCTCTGGTGAGAAGGTAGAGATTGACGAGGTTCCATTTAGGATCAAGTTAGGCCCATCTAACTTCTTTGAGATTGGTAAGTTACTGCCATCGATTAAGAAGCAGTATCAGATGGAGCCTTTCAATTGTGACATAAAGATAGGTTATGAACTAAAGAAAGCTGGTTCTAATAAGTACTTTGTGTTGAAGTATACACCTATGGTTAATGAGCGTAGAGCATTGACTGAAGTCACAAGAGGATATCTACAAGACTTTGCTGATCTTATCACTATGGAGAACGAACAAGTAGCTGATAAGATGAGAGAGAATATGGTTCCTAGTCAGGTAAAAACTGATTTGGATGTAGGTGCAACCATTGACGATGAGATCCCATTCTAGGATGGATCTACAAACAACTATTGATTCTTACCTAGCTGGTGATCCTAAAATTCCAGATGACATAGTTTTTAGAGCTAGTCAGATGTTTAATAGTAAGCTAGGTAAGTTCAACTTCAGGAGAAAGGGAGGAGCTAAACTTCCCTCTATGTCTCAGGTAGGTAAACCATTCTGTCAATTACATGCTGAGAAGCTTGGTTGGCCTAAAGCACCTGAGTCAAATTCATTTCGTATAAAGATGTTATATGGCGATATGACTGAAGTTATTGCTGTTGCTATCCTACTGGCAGCAGGAGTAGAAATAGTAGACTTAAATAAAAGAGTAGGATATAAGACTCCTGATGGAGATTACATTAATGGAGAGTTAGACTTAGTTATCAGAGATGGTAACGGTTTCTCTTTGTGGGATATTAAAAGTGCATCGAGGTTTGCCTTTGAAAAGAAGTTCGCTTCTTATGAGGCATTGAAACAAAATGATGACTTTGGTTACTGCTCACAGTTGTTTGGTTATACTAAAGCTGAACGAGAAGAGACTCCAGAGATAAAGGCAGGTGGTTGGATAGCAATCAACAAAGAAACAGGTGACATGAAGATAGTTCAAGCTGATCCTGATGATGAAGAAAGCTATACCAATAAGATAGAAGACACGATAACTCGTTATAAAGAAGCTACGGAAGACAACTTTGTACGTGGATTTACTGATGAGGAAGAGTTCTTTTATCGTAAACCTACAGGTAATAGAAAGTTAGGTATGACTTGTTCCTACTGTAGCTTTCGATATACTTGTTGGCCTGATCTAAAGTATGAACGCAACCCTAAATCAAAGTCAGCAAATGCCTACCACCACTACACGGTCTTCAAGTAGAATAAGTGTAGCGTCTGCTAAAGCTAAAGGACGCAAGCTCCAACAGTGGGTACGTAATTACCTTCAACAACATCTTAAAGGTGTTGAGGATGATGATATTACGTCAACTCCTGGTGGAGTTAATGGACCTGATATAGGTCTTAGTCCTTTAGCACGTAGGTTATTTCCTTGGACTGTAGAATGTAAAGCAAGATCATCCTTTGCTGTATATGCTGCCTTGGAACAAGCAGAGACTAATATGATGAAAGCTACAAAGCCTGTAGCAATATTAAAAGGTGATCGCAAACGTCCATTGGCACTAATGTATGCTGATGATTTTATGGAGTTAACTGTATGTCCGACAAAGAAGAAGAAATAGTACATGAAGTAATGCTACCTGATAATACCTATAGTGTATTCTGTACTTACGATCCAGAAAGAAACGAACTTCAAATATATGATGGGTCATTTAATTGTTCAGGTATGATGGAAGAGATAGGTATTACGATGAGAACAATGCTTGAAAATGTAGTTATTGAAGCACAGACTAGGTTAAAAGATGTAAACGTACAACCATTACAAAAGATAGAAAAAATAAATGGTAATGTTGTTTATGCTAACTTTAATAAAAAGGTACACTGATGATTCCAAGAGAAGTTATATTAAAAAAAGCAAGTGAACTTATTACAGGAGATAGGGATAAGGAGTACGGAGATGCATTTACTAACTTCAATGATATAGCACAAGGATGGAGTCTCATATTAAAAAAGCACGTAACCAGAGAAGATGTAGCACTGTGTATGGCATGGGTTAAGATGGCAAGATTAGCTAAGAACCCTACTCATCAAGATAGTTGGGTTGATATAGCAGGTTATGCAGGTTTAGGAGGAGAGATAGGATCGATGGATGCTGTAACTAAATTAGAAACTGCCAGACAACAAGATGTTTTAGCTAAAGTTGAAGCTGAAGTAGATTGGCAATTGTGAGATAATATGGTAGTATCTATTTATATAAATGCCCAGATAGATAGTGATGCCTGTTGGGTTCCTGTTGATGGTAAGGCAGGATTAGAAGAAGACATGAAAGAGTTAATATCATCTGCTGTTTCAGATGCTCTGGAAGGTATAGTCATAGATAATATAAAGGTAGTGGTAAACGATGACATTTAAATCAAACATGAATCCAATGTTCAGATCCAAATTCTCTGAAGATATATTTAATTTAAAGTATGCACACACTGGCTGCGATACATGGGAGCAGTTATCAAGAGTACTTGTAGAAGATGTATGTGGTAACTTACGTGCAGGTGAAGAAGCTTTGATGCGTAAGGAAGAACGTAAAGAACTACAGAAGTATATAACAGATCTCAAGTTTGTTCCTGGTGGTAGATATATTTATTATGCAGGAAGAGATAGAAGATTTTACAATAACTGTTTCCTATTATCTGCTGAAGAAGATACAAGAGAAGATTGGGCAAATCTAAGTTGGAAAGCAGAATCATGTTTGATGACTGGTGGAGGTATTGGAGTAGATTATTCTATCTATCGTGAATCAGGAAGATCATTAGGTGGATCTGGTGGACTAGCATCTGGACCTATACCTAAGATGCAGATGATTAACTCTATAGGTGCTAATGTAATGCAGGGAGGATCTCGTAGATCTGCCATGTACGCTTCCTTAAACTGGAAGCATAATGATATACCTTACTTTTTAATAGCAAAAAACTGGAATGATATGCCTGTTGGTACTACAGGTTTTACATTTAAAGATATTAAAGAACAAGACTTTAACTTCCGCGCACCATTAGATATGACTAACATCAGTGTGAACTATGATACTGAATGGCTTATGAACTACTGGAAGACAGGTGATGTTGGTGAAGTGTTTTTGAAAAATGTTGAACAGGCATTGACTTCTGCTGAACCAGGATTTAGCTTTAACTTTATGGAGAATGAAAAGGATACCCTGAGAAATGCTTGTACCGAAGTTACTTCTGCTGATGATAGTGATGTTTGTAATCTTGGGAGCATTAACCTTGGACGCATTGATTCACTTCAAGAGCTTGCTAGAGTGGTTGAACTGGCTACTAAATTCTTAATATGTGGTACGCTAAGAGCAGAACTACCTTATGCTAAAGTGTATAAAGTTAGAGAAAAGAACAGAAGACTAGGTTTAGGTCTTATGGGTATGCACGAATGGTTAGTTAAAAGAGGAGAGAAGTATGAAGTTACCCCAGAACTACACAAGTGGTTGTCAATCTATAAAGGTGTCAGTGATAACATCTCTAAGGAATTTGCTGACGAGTTATCCATATCAAGACCAGTTGCGAACCGCGCTATCGCTCCTACTGGTAGTATTTCTATACTCGCTGGTAGCTCCAGTGGAATAGAGCCTATCTTTGCTGTAGCGTATAAGCGTAGATACTTAACTGGTGGTACTAAGTGGAAGTATCAATATGTTGTAGATTCCGCAGCACAAGAATTAATTGATATGTACGATGCTGATCCTGAAAAGATAGAATCTGCACTAGACTTAGCAGATGATTACGAAAGAAGGATTAAGTTTCAAGCAGATGTACAGGATTATGTAGATATGTCTATTAGTTCTACTATTAATCTACCTGCTTGGGGTTCTAAGTTTAATAATGAGGATACTGTAAGTGATTTTGCTAATACGTTAGCATCATATGCACATAGATTACGTGGATTTACAGTGTACCCTGATGGTTGCCGTGGTGGTCAACCTCTTTCTGTAGTACCTTACAGTGAGGCAGTAGATAAGTTAGGAACAGAGTTTGAAGAAGCAGTTGAGACACATGATATCTGTGAAATTACCAACTCAGGAGGGGTTTGTGGCGTATAAAAGAAGATATCCTTTCCCTATGAGGGATATTCTAGAACAAGGTAGGAATGGATTTAGGAGGAACAAAAACAATCCGTTTCCTCCTACTTCTGATAGAGCAAGAGAATGGCAACGAGGCTACAATAAGGAGTACTATAGATGCCTGAATCAGTCCAAACACTTGTAGGAAAACAAGGAGAGTTTCTAGTACTTGCAAACTTAGCTAGTATGGGTTTACCAGCATATCATGTAGACGCAGCAGACACTGATGTAATTTGTGTTTCTTCTCTTGAAAGACCAATTAGAATACAAGTTAAATCTATGGTATCTGAAGTAGGTAGAACTTTCTTAATAAGAAAAGAATACTACGATCATACTGCGGATATAAAACGTCAAAAGAAAACTTATACAGATAAGGACTTTGAAATACTAGCGTGTGTTGTTTTAGATACCCAGGAAATGTTTTATTTAAATATGAAAGCTGTTAGAGAATTATCTAGTGATAGATCTGGTTCAATAACACTTAGAAAGCTACGTTTATTTACTTATGATCTTACAGTGTATCAAGGTTGGAACAAAGCAGTCTCTAAATATTACCCTAGTTATAAAGTGGAGTTAAACGAAGATGGAAGCGTTATTAGTAGACTCAATGGGAACGGACCTTACAGTGGTGAATGCAGCGAGAGTCAGCTTCAACAAGGAATCCTCCTTTAGTGTATCAGAGATGGGTGTGTTCCTTAATGAAAAGGATCAAAAACTATTAAACTTTCTTGCAAGGAATGAACACTTTACACCTTTTACGCATTGCATGATAACGATGCGAGAAAAAGTACCTCTCTTTGTAGCTAGACAAAGGTTCAAACATACAGTAGGGTTTAGCTATAATGAGATTAGTAGAAGGTATGTGGATGAGTTACCCGAATTTTACATCCCTAAAGAGTGGAGAGCCAAACACCGTGACAGGAAGCAGGGTTCTTCAGATAAAATTGTAGATATAAATCCATATAACCTTATGATAGATGAATATGTTCAGTCTATTAATAAAGCTAAGTGGACTTATATACATTTATTAGGTATGGACGTTTGTCCTGAACAAGCTAGAATGGTTCTGCCCCAATCTACGTACACTGAATACTATGTAACAGGATCTTTGTACGCTTGGGCTAGAGCTTATAATTTACGCAGTGAATCTACTGCACAACAAGAGATACAAGACTTGGCAAGTCAATGGCATGATATTATATTACCATTGTTTCCTGAAAGTTGGATATCTCTAATAACTAACCTTAAAGGAGGTTAAGATGACTAAAATACTTACAGGAGGTTTAATTGGTTTATGTTTGCTTATGTTCAATGTTTCCACATCGTATAGTCAAGCACCAGAAAGAGCAGGGTGCAAAAGTCTGGAAGAGGCTAAAACGTATATTCAAGATAAACACGGAGAACAAATCGTATTTCGTGGAATATCATCCAGAGGACACATAACATTTATATTTAACAATACTACATCTGGAACCTGGACTGCTGCAATTATACGTCCTGAGAACTCTCAGTTACTATGTTGGGTAGATTCAGGCTCAACAGGTGAAATTATAAAGAAAAAAGATGAAATTAAGTGGTAATTTAGGGCAAATCCTCTGAGAGCCATTTTAAGCTAGGCTAGAGAGGATGTAGATAAAATCTGGACACTACCTACCAGAGACATTGCTTACACCCTCTTCTACCTCATCCTACGAGGTCATTTTTTTAAGAATTGAGTAAAAAATGTGGAAAGACCACAAAGGAATACAGATTATCACCAAGACCCCACTATATACCGTTGATTGGTATATCAAGTGGGTATCGAGTATAATACTAATGGTTTCTACAGTACTAACCGCTAACAACATCTACCCATTGAACCTGTATTTCCATTCAATAGGTATTGGTGGTTGGTTAATTGTAGGGATGTTATGGAATGATAGAGCATTGATGGTTATAAATGCGTTTGCTCTAGCTACACTACTGACAAGTTTATTTAGAATACACTTGACAATGTAGGGAGAATGTGATATGTACTACAAAGTAGTAGTAACAAAACCAGAAGGCAATAAAACCAGTAATGGTTTTGCTTTGTTAAAAGATGCTAAGAAATATGCTAGAAAGTATTCTTGGCCTAATGATCGAGTCCAATTAATAGAAGAGAATGAGGACGAGATAAATATGTTGTATGATTATATTGTGGAAGATTGGAGTAAGAAATGATTAATGAAAATAGTCCTAAAGTAAAATTACTAATAGGTTTATCTATAACTGCATTAATGCTAATCACTGCTATAGGGTTTAGTTATGCAGACAGTAAGAAATGGATACATGACAGTTCATGCCCATATGATAATGTTACAGGTAACTACGTAGATTCTTATGGCAATGAGTATGCTTACGGAACTATGGAGACTGCACATAAATGTGCATTTCTTGGATCACTACCTAAAGTAGTACAAGATAGATTAGGAGTGCTTGGAGATCTAAAAACAATAGAGGACTCTAGGCTAATACTAAAGCTAAATAAAAACGTATCTTAGTAAGACTTGGGGGGGATTAATTTCCCCCTTTATCTTTTGGTGAACCCTGCACCGAAATACAAGCCAGTGATTGCAGCGACTAAGTTTGTATCTAATGGGGTAATTACAAAACCTTGAAATGATTTCCACATCATAGCCTTATCTGGGCCAAACATCCAATTCATAAACCCACCTTGTAGCTCTGCATAACCTACAGTAACCATCCAAGGATGTTCTGGATATATCAGTGGTACT